GGTAACATCGGGTTGAAACACCTTAAAGTTATCAAAGAAGACACAATTAACAAGTGGGACAAATTAGGCTTTTTGGATGGTCTAAGAGGTCACTTAAAAGAAAACGTGGCTCAATTATATGAGAACCAAGCATCTTACTTAATTAACGAAGCAACTTCAGACGGAGGTTCAAACGGAGCGTTCGAAACAGTTGTTTTCCCAATTGTAAGACGTGTATTCTCTAAATTATTGGCTAACGACATCGTTTCAGTACAAGCTATGAACTTACCAATCGGTAAATTGTTCTACTTTGTACCAAGAATCCAAGGTTATGCTAATGACGTACAAAATGACGGAGGTGCAGTTCATTACCCACCAATCGGTTCACCTGAAGCGGTAAACGACGGAACAAATAATCCAGGTCAAGGTTACCCAGGTTCAAACGCATCACCTAACTACCCTTACGGTAAAAACCTTTATGACTTGTTCTACGAAGGTAATGAGGCGGCTTTAGATCCTCCAGGATTGTTTGACTACTCTAAAGGTAGATGGACTGCTTGTTCTAGTAACACTACAGTTCAAACATGGGTAAATGGTGAATTAGTTGACGCAAACACTATTGGTTTATTAAGTGTTTACACTGGTAACACAAGAAAAGTATTGATGAAACTTTGTGGATTTACTCCTGTAGGTGCTGGTAAACTTATCGGTCCTGATGGTCAAGAAATGGACACTGAATCATTCTTATCTGATTTAACTATCCAAAGTTTGGCTGGATTGGGTGTAAACGCAGTTACACCATGTACTGTAGGTAGTGGACCACTTTTATTTAGAGTTGTTACACAAATCTACGGAAAAGGTATCGTTCAATACGGTAACCAAACTCAAACAAACTTCAACAACTACACATACAGTTCAAACCCAACTGCTATGGCAACAAACGCAGGAAATGGTGGTAACTATTGGGATATCTGTGACTCACAAGGTTGTATTTATCTTGAAGTAGATCTTTCTTGTCCAGCATGTGCTAACTGTGGTGATACATCATTAGATGGTTACACAGGTACTACAATTAGTGCTATTACTTCAGGTACTTCATTTATCGCTACTTGGAGACGTTACGAAGAAATGGAATTCGAAGACAAAATTGGTGAAGTTTCTTTTGACCTTGAGTCAGTAACTGTATCTGTTACAGAAAGAAAACTAAGAGCACAATGGTCTCCTGAATTAGCTCAAGACGTTGCGGCATTCCATAACATCGACGCTGAGGCTGAATTGACAGCATTGTTGTCAGAACAAGTAGCAGCTGAGATCGACCGTGAAATTTTACGTGACTTACGTAAAGGTGCGGCTTGGAACTTACGTTGGGACTACAACGGATGGAGAAGAATTAACGCTACTACATCTTACACTCAAAAAGACTGGAACCAAACTTTGATTACAGCAATCAACCAATTGTCTGCACAAATCCACAAATCTACTTTGAGAGGTGGTGCTAACTGGATCGTTGTATCTTCTGAGGTTTCTGCAATCTTTGATGACTTAGAATACTTCCACGTATCTAACGCGGCTCCTGATCAAGATCAATACAACATGGGTATTGAAAGAGTTGGAACATTATCAGGTCGTTACCAAGTTTATCGTGATCCTTACTTCCCACCAAACCAAGTTTTGATTGGACACAAAGGAACTTCATTGTTAGACACAGGTTACATTTATGCACCGTATGTTCCTCTACAATTAACACCTACAATGTATAACCCATTCAACTTCACGCCAATCAAAGGTATTATGACCAGATACGCGAAGAAGATGGTAAATAACCGCTTTTACGGAAGAATTACCGTAGATGGTGTTAGAACATTCGATTTAAGAGAATTGAGATAATCAAAATCTTAAAAAAATAACATTAAAGGGACAAGAGATTGTCCCTTTTTTTATATTTAATATGAACTATATGTTTTTTGGTCAATTTGATTATATTTATATGTAGATGAAAAAAATAGATTTAACAGAGTCTCAAATAAATGAAATTATAAAATTATACACTCAAGATTTATTGGGTTCTCCCGCTATTAGTGAAAAATTAAAAATACATAAAACAATTGTTTTGAATACTTTAAGAAATAATGGTATTATTCTTGGACCATCGGGTAGAAGAAATATTGGTGGTAAAAAAATTGCCGATAAAAAATGGAGAGAAAAAAACAAAGAATCGGTAAAAGAATACGTTAAGAGTTGGTATGAACAAAATAAAGAACATCGTAAAGAATATCTTAAAAAATACCGTGAAAAAAATGCTGATAAAATCCGTGAAACTAAAAGAAACTACGAAAAAACTCGTAAATCAAATGATCCCCTCTATAAACTAATCAGTAATTTCAGAACCGCAATTTATCAAGTATTAAAAGAAAATAATGTTAAAAAAAACGGACATTATTTTGATATTTTAAAATACACTCCCCAACAATTAATAGAACATTTAGAAAAACAATTTAGTGATGAAATGACTTGGGATAATTATGGTTTATGGCATGTTGACCACAAACACCCTATTTCATTATATAATATTGAAGAAATTGGTGATGATGAATTTTTAAAATGTTGGTCTTTAGATAATTTACAACCAATGTGGGGTAGTGAAAATATTAAAAAATCTAATAAGTTACTTTAATAAAGTTCTAATTGCTTTTGAAATGATTTCCGTCTCACCGATCGTAAAAGATCCTTTTCTATGTGCGGACTTCACAGATTCAACTAAATAATATAGAGCGTGTTCATTATCCATAGTGGATAATATAAGTTCTAAATGTTCTTCAGATAATAAATCTATTGTCCCGAAAAGATTTCCGTATTTTTCTTGTTCCATAACAGAAATATAAGATATTTATACTTATAATCAAATGGGTAAGTTAGATAGAATAATAAAAAAAGTCATTAAGGAGGCAACTGGCGATAGTAGTGGAGGTAGAGGAAGTTATGCACCACCGATGCAACCTGGTCTTAGATATTGGGAAGATTCGTCTTTGGGTCCTTTTACAGATGCGGTGTCAGACTTTAAAAGTCCTTTAGTTCAGTATGATAGTTATGATGAAAAATTCGATCTTAGAAGAAACCAAATTATTAAATTAGAAAAAAACGCAGCTAAAATACAAAATTTTATCAAACATCACCCATATTCAACATTTTCAGATGATGATGGTAATCCTGTAAATCCATACATGCAAGATGGATTTAATCCAAATGTGAAAGAAAAATTATCACCATTCACACAAAAAGTCCCATTTAATGAGTGGATAGAATTGTCTGATGATAATTTATTAAATGAGACTAGCACTACAGTTACCGCAGGTTTATACAACGCACCTTTAGAAATTGGTATTTATAAATGGAAAAATGAATTAGACCCTTTTACCGATTCTGTTGATTCATTTTATAATAGAACAATTAAAAAAAACACTCTTAAAAATAATATAAAAAGAACAGTTGGTGTTTGGGAAAAAGATAAAAATGGATCGTATAAAAGAGATATAGATTATCCTGACACAATTAATGAAGATTTAGCTGTGTGGTTTGGAACAAAGAAGAAACCTAAAGGATCTTCTCAACCAAAAGGACCGTGGGTAAACATTTGTCGTAAAGTCGACGGAAAACACCCCCCTTGTGGTAGAACGGATACAAGTAAAAGTGCTTATCCAAAATGTCGAGCGGCTGGCGTGGCATCTAAAATGAGTGATTCACAAAAAAGATCTGCTTGTCAACAAAAAAGAAGAGCCGAAAATAAAGATACTCAAACAGGTAAAGGTCAAAAACCTATTATGACTTCATACAAACCAAGAAAAAAATAATTACTTACTATTTTCGATATGTTGGTTTATTTTGTTTAATAAAGTGTCTAATGAATTTTTGATATTTGATTTAACCATCACTTCAGTATTTGTTCGTCTTTTTTCGGTTTCCGTATCGTATAAATAAATAACTCTTTCATGATCTCTTTTTGACAAAACGACATCATAATGAAATACATGATTTGTAATTTCAACTTTATTCCAATTAATAATGATAAAAAGATTGAGATCTTCATTGATTACATATCTTTTATCAGATAATGGAGCGATCATGAAATCTGAAGTTGGGTGTGATATGACTTTAACACAAATTTTGAATGCAGTTTTTTCGTGTAAATCTACTTCTTCATGAGTAACCATATTGTTTCTCATTCTTTTAGCCATTCTAACCTTAAATCTTTTGTAGAATCTTCTAAATAATTTATTCATGGGTTTATTTATTATTGTTCTACAAACATAGTAAATAAATTTTCTTAAAACAAATATAAAATTAAAAAATTAACAATAAGGTGGGGAACATTTTTTCTTCCCGTCTAATCCTTTTATTTTACCTTTACATACTTGGACAGCGTGGCCATTACTATAAGCTGAGGGATACACGTCATATTTTGCCTTAGCAGATGCCTTACCTCTAGCACAAAGTTTTGTTCCTGTTTTTTTTCTACCTTCCATCATCATGTCATCAGAATGGTCTTCACCCTCCACTTCATTCATTATAAAATCAAAAACTTGATCCATATTGTTTTTTGCTTCACTAATATGATCTTGAGCCCAATCATGTCCATTTTCTAATATTTCTTCAATCATAGATTGATCCATATCTAACAATAAATCACATTGTCTTTTCATTTGTTCTAAATTTGAAAAGAACATATATCTTGAAGATTTTTCTTCGTGTGTTTCTCTAATAACTTTTCTAATGATTGAGTTTAAATTTTTCATATATTAGTTGTTTAAACCATTTGGTCCTCCTAATTGAACCGCATTTAATTGTGTCACAGCATTTCCATTATTGTTTGTCCAAACAGGGTGTGGGAATTGTAATTCAACAAGATTTCCATCACAATCTCTTGTGCAAAGAGTATATGCGGTATTTGCAGATAAAGGGATATATTGATTACAGTCATAACAAGAATCAAATAAAGTTCCTATATTATATACTGGTCCAGGAAGTAATGGGGATCCACCAACGAATGTTGCACAATATGTAGTTCCTGTTAAACTTACAGAATAAGTTTCACCCGTATTTGGGGTTAACGCTGCGGTGTCTACTTTAATGTAAACCCCAGACTGAAAACACACCTCAAATCTTTCTATTGCCATAATATTTTATTTTATAAATATCTCTTTATTCTGATTTAACATTTACAATAAAGAAATTAATTTGTTGTTTGTAAACATTAATTTGACCTGAAGTGGTCACTTTAATATCCACAAAGTATTCATTTGGTATTTTGTCTCTTGTATCAAACATGAAATAATATTCATTTGGAGTTCTATTCAAAGTTGTCCAATCTTGAACGACAACCTCAGTTGTTCCCTCTTTAACATACACTCTATATTGACCATCTACATTCGGAAGTTGTTTATTAGTGGTATATGCTTGTTTAATAATAACTCCAACTTTTCTAATATCTGTATTTAATATTCTTTCATCTTGTTTTAACCCATAATAAGAAAACCCGTATTGTGATGGATCGTTTGTGTTTGTTCCAATTTGAATTGATTTTTTAAATGGATATAATACAAATTCATTAACTTGATTTGGTAAATTAAATCCATTTAATTCAATATTGGACCAAGTATCTGTAAATGTGCAAGGTGTTTGATAACCGATTAATGGGGGTAATGTAACTTCATAAACACCTCTTGTTCTTAAACATGTCGAAAGATTTTGAAGCCCTTGAATTGGATTTCCTTGTGAGTCAGAAATTGAAACTAAAGGATTTTGATCTAAATTAATAAAATTACCATCTTCATAAACATATAGATATAGTTTATTTGATCTTCCCATTGAAAAGTTATTTCTATCATCTTCGATTAAATCGTTGTATGTTGTTAGAAGATATGGTTCGTAGAATGTTTGAGTATGTCTAGTGAAAAACCCAACTGAATATGAACCTGTTGTCCCTGATAGATTTTCAACTTGAGGTAAATAAGCAATTCCCCATCCCCTTGGGTTTTGAATAGCACCACTTAAAACATCGTTAATTTCTGAAGTCATATCAAACTCAATATCTTCATTACCAAATTCAAAGTGTTGTATATCAACAATTGTGATAGATGAAAATGGAACTAATCCACCATTTGTATTATCATATATTCCCGCTTGTTGCCAATCATTAATTGTTGTTCTTTCAAACCAATTTGATGGTCTATCTGAATACGCTCTATTTGGGCCCAATGGTTCAGGTATATCATAAAAATCATACCCAACACCTTCGTCCCAAGTTTGAGGAAGTGCCGGATCAAAATTAATGGGGGGTATTCTAAAAAGTATTAAATCAAATGAAGTTGCTCTCATACTACCGTCAGGCATTGAGGTATTTAATAGTTCATTATTAAATGATGAGGTATTTGTCATCTTTAATGTATGAGTCATTTCACTATTTAAACAATTTGTGGAAATTATACCTTGAGCGATTTTTTCTCTTAATGAAGTTAAATCTATATCAAAGATAAAACGTGAATAACCAACAGGGTTTACTAAACCACCGTCCCCATAATAAAGTTGCATAACAGGATTTCTTCCTGTGTTAACATAACTATTATATACTATCGTGTTGTTTCTACTAAAGTAGGAGTTATGAATTGACATTTAGTTTTTCTTTATAAATATCAATTAATTCGAATATTTTGATTTAATATTGAATTATCTGCGTCTTGTAGAATTTTGTTAATTTCATCTAACTTGGTTCCGTCAGTTCCTATTGGAATTGGGGCTTCGTTTATATTGTGAACATGTGATCCTAAAAATTTAACAATTAACGTAAGAAGTTTCATTAATTCATTTCCTCTTACCATTGGATCTGTATTTGGTAAAATTTCTTCTGTAAAATATTCTTGTGGAATACCGTATAGAGTTTCTTTTGGTTGTAGGTTGATTTTACTTTTGGATGGTATATCTGTTTTATGAGATAAAAAATAAATAAAATCTGAAGCCAATGTTCCGTAAGAAACAGGATTTGGTGTATAAATGTTTTGTATTAAAGTTGTGTTTTGTAATGTTAATTGTTGACCAACAACGTTTTTTGACCAAACTAACACACTACCAAATTGTCTATCTGATGGTAATAGTTTTATTTTTCTAAAAAAGTTATTAATCATATTAAAATCTGTAGTTCCCGTCGACGATAATCTATCAACACTATCTTTTGATGGTCTAAAATAAAAAGGGAATTGACCTTTTAATCTTGTATCGTTTTCTAATGGAAATTGGGTATATCCATCTACATTAATTTTCCCTTGATTAACACCATTTATAAATTGATTAATAATCTTAACACCCTGTTCCAAAGTTTTTCCTGTAAATTCCAAAGTATATTCAGGACCACTTTTGAATTGTTCTAATGGTGTTGTCATATCAATTTCGTTGGTTTTAGTTTTGTCTTTTGGAAGTAACGAATATAATTTAATATTACCGTTATATGTCGTTGTTCCTGTGACTCCACCACCACTGGTAAAACCTGTTAATGTGAATTCATCAGTAATGTCCCATTCAATTAATTTTTTAACTACTTGAGAAAGATCAGTGAAAAGTCTTTTTTTGATTGGGTCAAATACTTTTTTTTCTTGATCGTAAATTGATATTTGTAAAAAACTTCTATTTTGTCTTGGTGTTGGTAAATTAAATCCTGCGGTTTGTGTTGTGATGTTTTTTCCTGCTCTAACTAAAACTTCATTTTGTTTAATAATAACATCAGAAGTTCCTCGACCTAAAATTGCATTATCACCTGGCTCAGGATATATACCTTTTGAATTTCCTTTATTTTCAAAAGTTAAAGGATCTTTTATATTGTTTGCTTGTTTTAAAAACTCACCACTTGCCAACATCGATTCTGAGTTATGCCAATTTTCAAAAAAGTTATTTTGAGGTCTTGTAATTGGTCCTTGAATATAAAATTTTGAGTTGTCAATTGTTTGATTTGTGTTGTAGAAAAATATATGAATATATTCATCAACTTTTGGAACTTGACTTATATAGTAAGGTAATAGTGGTAAATAAATTAATGGGTCTCTTGAAGTCCATATATCTTTTTCAGGATTCCAATCTTCAGGTAATACATCTGATTCAACCTCATCTATAGGTAGAGCACGAATTCTACCAAGCATCAAAGGATCTTGGTTATTAATTACAAAACCTTGAAAGATGATTTTGTCATGTAATGCTTCAGTTATTTTACCTTTTAAATTCATTTCAATTTTGTTCGTTCAGAATATTCTTTATATAACAAATTATAAGTGTTTTCTAATTTATCTAAATGGTGTGTTAATTTAACTAAAGATTCTTTTGTTAAATTAAAATCTTCTTGGATAAAATCCATTGCTAGTTGTAAATCTTTGTTAGATCTATCTTTATGTTCTCTAATTATGTCAAGAATTTCTTGAGACTTAATTTTTTTTTCGTTGATATTAAATGAATTTTCCATATGCATCTGTTGGTATTGTTATTCCTGCTGGAGTTATGGTTATTGGCCCAATCCCAATTGCGACTTTTCCATTTTCGTCCATTTCTTGTGCATTACCATCAATCATTGCTTTTATTGATGCCAAAAATTTATTTGGACTACCGTCTGGCATTGGTCCTGTTGGGACTCCAATCTCTTCTAAATTTTCAATTGTATTTAAAAAAGACCTTGTTGGTGAATATCCGTCTAATAATTTGGCGGATAATAAAAGTGGAAGTGGTAATTCTCCACCACTTTCTGCCAATTTATCTAATCTTTTTTTAACGCCAATATTCAATAATTGTAGTAGTTCATCTAAAACACTTTTACACTCTCTAAAATCTTTTACAATTTGTGTTAAGACAGGAATTATGGCAACTATCGATAAGATCATTCTGTATTTCTTTTTTGTTTTTTCATCCGCAATATCCTTTAAAAGTAATGCGACTAAAATTTTAATTTCTTTTTTTAACTCTTCAAACACCGCTTTGGTAAAGATTGCAGCAACTTTAGTTAAAAGTTCGTTGAAAAAGTTTTTAAATCTTTTTAAAAAATCTTCTAAATTAGATATTTGATCAAATATTGGTTGATTTACCATACCGGCAACTACCATTATGGGTAACACAGTTTTAGGTGACAATACAGTATTTACAATTGCTTTAATAAATTGTTGAAAAAACCCTGAATCTAAAGATAGTTTGAAGGCCGGATCTTCATCAACAACAGGATATATAATACCTAAAGCGTCATTTATTTCATTAACATCAGAAGTATCTTCATTAAATTGTAAATTGTCTAAAGCGGTTAAAACGGCATCTAAATTCATTGGGACTTTTACATTATCGCAATCTTCAAATTCTAAAACACCTAATTTTATGTCTGAAGTAATTTGATCAATTATTCTTAAATCAACATCGTTAAATTCATAAAACGATTCATCAACATTATCAACTTCAGAAACTTTTGATGTCCCTCCGACATTTATTTCTTTATTAGAATCCGAACATAGACCTAATATTCTTTGCATTATTATTAAAGATTTTTGAATTGATGAAAGTTTTAATTTACCATCACCTCTACCGAAAGAAATTGCTCCTGTAACAAAATTAACTAAATTGGTAAAAAATGTTTTATAATCTAATATGTCAATAGTGCTATAATAGTCGTTCAAAAACTCATCTACCAATGGAATATTTTGTCTAGGTTTCAAGTCTATTTTAAAGAAATTACCTTGAATTGTTTGGTTATTTATATCAACATAACTCTCAACATAAGATATATCAAATAAATTTTGTGACGATGTGCCTAAGTAATCGTTTCCCGCAATAGAGGAGTAAGTTTGATTCAAATTTTGAGTTCGGTCATAAAGCTCCCTATTCATCGAATAGGGAAATTGGTTAAAAGTGGTTGCGCTAACTTCATAATAAAGTTTACCAATTCTATCTATAGGTGACGATTCAAAAATTCCAAAAAGATCCACAGATTTTACAGGTATATAATAAGTTGTGTTAAATTGATATCCTTGTAAATTACTACATGCAAGAGATTTTTGAACCTCTTCTATTATAAGATTTTTTATTTCAGGTTTTGATTTTTTTAAAGAATTTACAAAAATTCTTTTTATTACGGTGTCAGTTTCTAAACCTGACCCCTTTAGTTCTTTAAGTTGTTTAATTAACTCATCTAAAAAAGTTTTGGCAACAACCGTATGTTTTTTTCTAAATTTAACAAAATCATCAAGTTGATTTGATAAAAATTTGTTTGAGGTTTCTTGTGAATTTCCAGCTTTTTTCTTAAGATTTTCATAATCTTTTTTGTATTCTTTATATTTTTTATAAACTTTGGTTTTATTTGCCGCCTTTTTTAAATCTTCATTGATATCAACTGCCATAATATATTATTTTTTCATTTTATATGAACCATCACTACTAATGTCTTTTTTTAATAAATTTTGAAATGTTTCGTCATCTAAATCCAAGTCTGAAAGAGTGAAATCTTCTTCTTTTTCTGTATTTTTTTGCCACATAGTGGATTGTAGTTTAGATAATGTTAATTTTTTCTCAACACAATCGTTAATAATTTTTTGTTGCTTTTCAATGACAGGACCAATAAGAGTCATATCTTCAGGTTCTTTCATCATCGTCAACATTTTATTTTGGATTCTAATTGCCGTATTTCTTTGTTCAACAAGTTCGTTATAGATTTCTTGCATCAAAGACAACATGGATTCTTTGGATAAGTTAATTTCTTTTTTTGGTGGTCTTGGCATAATATATAAATATTAGTTTTTAAGTAATTCTTGGACTAACTCAAAATACAACTTTTTATATTTTTTAATTGAATTTCTTATTTCTTTAGTCGATAAATTAGTCATCTCTCTAAGCTCAAATAAAATAATATTTTTGTTAAATTTGTTATTATTTGTATCAGGAAATATAGTTCCATAATTCTCAAACAAATCACATATTGCAGATCCTAATTTATGTTCTTGTTCATTACATTCACTATCATCAAGATCTTGTTTTAGTTTTTCTAAAAACTTTTTAATTACATATTCAGAACTCAAATCGTCATTATCAATTACGTATGACATTTCAGTTCTATTAGTAAGATCTGAAGAAATATCCTCATAAGAAATCTTTCTGTTCATTTCCTTTTGGTCTTTCATAATCTGACCCATAAGGTAATTTTTACAAATAGTCCCTAAGTATGAATACGCTTTCTTTTCTTTTGAAGGTTTAAATTTTTCAATCTTCGTCATCAAAAACGAATGAGTGTCGATATGTATTTCTTCATAATCCATATCTTTTCTATATAATTTATATCTTCTAATGATAGAAGATATCATCTTATCTAAAGGATCTTTTAAAAACTCATTATATATTTTGTTACGTTCTTCAAAAGTTTCGGCCGTAAGAAAGTTTCTCACGGCCTCTTCTTCTCTTACATCAAAATAATTGTTAGTTGTTGGTTTACGTCCTTTCTTTTTCTTTTCTACCGATATTTCTTCACCATTCCCTAACATTAAATTTCTTGGGGTTCGTAATTTATATCCCTCTCATTTGTGAAGAAATATTCTTTTTTCGCCGAGTCAATCCAAAATTTCGCTTCATCTTGTGTGATTCTATTGTCACCATTTTTGTAATTCCAAAAAATAGATCCTTCTCTCAAATTCATATGTTTGTATCCAATTCTAGGAATGGTCATAATTCTTGCTGAGTTGTGAGTCAAACGTAAAAATAACTCGTAACCAAAAGTAAGTTTTAAATTAGATTTAAATCCGCCTACTTCTAAAAATTTTTCTTTTTTGAAAACCATACCTGATGTTTGGAAGTTTTGAAAAGTTTGTAAAGTTTCATTTGTTAAAATACCCATTTCACTTGAAATATTCTGTGCAAATGTTGCTTCATTTGTAAATCCTGCGAATACTAATTTATCATCAATGTCAACAACAATCGGAAGAAATGCATCAACATTTTTGTAAATATCCATATAGTTAATGGCATTTTTAAACCAAATATTTGAATACTCATCATCAAATTCTAAAATTGAACACCAATTAGAGTTTGCAATTGAAACTCCGTGATTAACTTGTTTTCCAAAATTTGGTTCTTCAGACCAACTTTCTAAAACTACATTTAAATCACCAAAATCGTATGAAGTTAAATGTAATGTTAAATAATCTTCTGAACCATGAACAATGATTAATTCATTAACATAGTCTTTTTGATTTTTAACTGATTGAATAGCCTTGTCAAAAAAATCAACAAAACTGATTGCTTTTCCTGATTTGATTGGTAATATAACCGATACTTTATTTTCTGTGTTCATAATTAAATAGTTTCAAATTTTGATAGTTGATCTTCAAATGAAGTGATTCTTTTTTCAAAAATGTCACCAAATAAACTTAAAGTTTCATTTTCAAATTTTTCTTTATTACTAATTGTTTCGAGTGTTAGATTCATTCTGTCGAACAATTCAGGATTTAAATTGTCTTCTAACCAATTTTGAATAAAATCGGATAAAACATCTACAATAATCGTTTTGTTGTTCACCCAAAGTCCATTATCTTCATTCATCCAAGAAGGAACGACATCAGGAACTAAACCTAATACAGGAATCCCCATTTTCATAGACTCTAATGGAAATGTTCCAAATGAACTTGTTTGGTCAATCCAAATAGAAATAAAACTATCTTTCATTGCTTCTGCAAATTCATTTTCACTTAAACCTCTGAGGTCTCTAAAAGTAATCCATCTATATTGTGGAAACTTTACGTAAAAAGTTTTGATAAGATTTGCGGTGTCTCTCTGATCTCTTGTATGGATATTAATAATTGTTTTTGGTGGGTATTCATTCTTTTGAAAAACATCAGAAATATAAGGAGCCACAACATCTACTGTAACATTTCTCATTACAGATTGGATTAGTTCTTTTTGTTTTTCTGAAGTTGTAATACATTTGTAGAATCCTAATTGTGTCCAAGATTGACCAGGTTGTAAAGTTTCAAACATATGATCAAAAGCTTGACTTAAAACAATTTTACCACATGGTAATTTAGTGATTTGATCCATAACAAATCCATAAATTTCAGGGATAATAATTAAATCATCAGGTGAAATTTCTAAACTTGTTCCTTCGATTGCACGATGGTCCAACTCAGTCATATATTCTTCACCTAACCATGATGATACTCCAAAGTATTCAGGTTTTTCATGTAAAATAATGGCGTTATATCCATTTCTTTTTAATGTTAATGCCATTTGGTAAATGTATCTAACAGATGCCTTGGCGTTTCCTTTTGTGTCTTGAACCATAAAATAAATTCTTGAAAGTTTTTCTTTCATTTTATTTATGGACATTTCTAATTTTTCGTGATTGTCGTTGTTCATATCTTATTATATTTTGTTTATTATGTTTTTTACTCTTAAACTATTAAAAGAAATTTTAAATGGTATTGTTAGTTCACTATTATTAGGTCCTAACTTTTCATCAACGGGTTCAATTTCAGTTAAGATGGTATCAACCATCATTTTAACCATTTCATACTTAACTAAATGGATTTGAGACTCACCCGAAGAATTTGTCATTTCCACTTCTTTTTCAACTTTATCCAAATCGATGTAGTAATTTTCACCAAAAAGACTAAACAGCATTATGTTTTAAATTTTTAATTATTTCTTGAAACTCAGAAAGTGAAGATATTTCGAGTTCTGAAGAAATGTGTTTATTGTATGTGGTATTATATTTTACAACAATTTTATCCACAGGTTTATTTAATAATAAGTCAGGGTTTGCTGTAAGTAAAATGTCTATTTGATCCCACATGTTATTTTTGGTGATTTCACTAAAAAAAACAACTTTTTCTAAAAGACAACCAAATTTTGATAAAAAGAAAAGTGATGAAGGTTTAGATTTACCAATTTCATTGGAGACGATAACAAGTTCGTTTTCTTCTCTTAATTCAAAATATAGATCGTTTAAAATGTTAAAAGTTGTCATTTCTGTTGATGGTGCATGACCAAATAATTCCATGGCATATTCTTCATACATAAAACTAAAAAGTTCTTCATTATTTTTAAATGAAAAATGTTTTATTAGATCAAGACTGGATACATCAGATAACTTTTGATATTCAAAAGATTCTTCAGTTGATTCAATCATTTCGGTATTTCCTGACATATCAAGTTCGTATGTCTGACCTAAAAAATCGTCTTCACTTTTTTCAATTAAATGTTTTTCATAAAGTTGTTCAAATTTTCCAATAGTGTCTCTTAACACACCATTAATATCAAGCCCTATTCTCATCGTATTTTTGTAAAATTTTAGAAATAAGTGGATTTCTAACCACGTCTTTATCATTGAACTCAAAAGTCCCTATGTCATTTATAAAGTTAAATCTTGTTATTGCATCGTAAAGACCTGATTGTTTTTTATCCTTATACCTATCAGTTTGTTCTAAATCTCCCGATATGAAAAATTTTGAACTAGATCCAATTCTTGTTAAAAGAAGTTTCATTTGATTAGGGGTTGAGTTCTGCGCTTCCTCAAAAATTAAAATTGAGTTGTCGATGTTCATTCCTCTCATATACGCCAAAGCAAAAACCTCAATAATTTCAGCGTCTTTTAATTTTTCTTTTGCGTCTTTACCAATCAATTTGTTCAGTAAGTAATAAGATGGAAAAATATACGGATCTAATTTTTCTTCTAAATTCCCTGGTAATGATCCTAATTTTTCTTCTGCCTCAACCGCCGGTCTAACAATAATAATTTTTTCATAACCATTTCCAGGTTCCATTAAAAGATCTACAGCCGCTTTCATTGCTATATAACTTTTACCAACACCAGCAGGTCCTGAACATATTGTGATTTGGTTTGATACTAAAATGTTGTAGTATTCTTTTTGATTTTCAGTAAGAAATTTACTCCTTTGTTTTTTCTTTATTACCGAGTTTATAAAATCTTTTTTTGATTGTAGATTATTAGAGGACTCTTCATTTTGGATTGGTGTTTTTCTTCTTACCATGTATTATTTTAAAAAACGTTTATTTGATTCTTGGTTGTAAATTCTTTCTCTTAAATTTGTGGTTGAAAAGTTATGATCTCGTTTATTGTATACTAATTTTATACCTCGTTTTTGACAAATATTTTTAGCCGTAAATTCAGTGTCTTTATATTCCTCACCAATAATTCTTACATCTAAATCTAATGAAGAAAATATAGTTATCAACTCTTCTTCAGTATTATATGGAATAATCTTATCTACGTATTGAACGGAGTCTAATTGAATGTATCTTTCAACTAAAGATTGTATGGGTTTGTTTTTTTCAGGTCTATCTATCGACGGATCAACTTGCAATGCACATATTAGGTAGTCACAATATTTTTTACATTCTTCTAACATTATAATGTGACCAGCATGTAACAGATCAAATGTTGAGCAAGTTATTCCTATAATTCTATTTTGTTTGTCCATTTACTTGATTATCTATCCATTTAAAAGTTTTTTTCATTCCAAGTTCAAGAGGTTCCGAAACAACCCACCCAATTTTTTCTTCGTATAGTTTATTATCAGAATTTCTACCTCTAACACCTACAGGACATTTAAAACCGTATTTTTTGATAAAATCCTCACCTTCTAAATTTTTAATGGTAATATTTTTACCTGAAATATTAATCGCCATTTGGGCTAATTCGTTTATTGTTACCATTTCTTCCGACCCAATGTTAACAGGACCAATAAAGTTACTTTCCATTAGCCTTAATACCGATTCAACACATTCATCAATATATAAAAAAGATCTGGTTTGATTTCCATCTCCCCATACTTCTATTTCACCACCATCCGGTGTTTCAGATACTTTACGACACATAGCGGCAGGAGCCTTTTCTTTACCATCCTTCCAAGTTCCGTAAGGTCCAAAAATATTGTGAAATCTAGCAACCCTAACATTAAGATTGTAATTCCTCATAAACGAAAAATATAATCTTTCACTAAACAACTTTTCCCAACCATATTCAGAATCAGGATTTGCAGGATATGCCGATGATTCCTCACAATTAGGATTGTTCGGGTCTAATTGATTATGTTCGGGATACATACATGCCGATGACGAATAAAATAATTTTTTAACACCCGATAAAGATGAATAGTAACTCACATTTAAATTCACTAATGCCGAATTGTGCATGACATTTGCATCATTTTCTCCTGTAAAGATATAACCGGCCCCACCCATATCTGCGGCTAATTGGTAAACCTCATCAAATGGTATTATATCTGTATAAGGTTGTCTAAGGTAAGAGTAATTTTGAATGGCGTGATCTATAGTTTCTATTCTTAGAACTGATTCAACTATTTTAGGGTCTCTTAAATCGCCTAATATAAATTCACTACAATATTCATTTTCTTTGAAGTATTCATGTTTTTTAATATCAACGACTCTAACGTAATTACCTTCATTAAATAATCGTTTAGATAAGTGGCCACCAATAAATCCCCCACCCCCGAGAATTAATATTTTTTTACCATTTTTTTGAGATTTCATTTACCGAATAATTTATATTTAGTTTATTGAAAATTTTATCACAACTCATTTTATCTGAAAACCAATTTGTTAACTCTTCTTTATTGAAGTGTTTAGAATTAACCCACCAATCTTCATAAAATAATGTCGGGTGGTCTTTTTGTGAAACGTCCCCACATATAAGAATATAACCGTTTTGTTTTAATAGATCTCTTTGAGGTAATTTTTCAAATGTTTCATATTCACTACTAAGGTATGAATCGTGTTCAATTGTTATTACTTTAAATTCATATTTCGTCTTTAATACTTTTTCTAATAATTTAAAACGATCCCCAAGTACTTCCATATCTAAAGAAAGATAGTCAATAACTTTAGTATCATAGTGAGAATCTAATAGTTCGTCTAAATTTACATTCATACAATCCTGTTGGATGAATTTATTTTTTCTTTCTTTCCATTCTTCACTATAATCTATAATATCAAGGGATATCCCTGACCATCCATTTAATTCTAAAAGATAAGTATTATTAATGTTTTTAGGAAGATAACATCCTAAATCTAAGAATGTTCCGTTGTTTTTATTTAAGATATTATATACAAATATATCTTGTCCACATTGTGAGTATGATTCCATTATTTTTTTAAGTTCCAAGGATTTATTATTGTTTTATTTGATAAATCATGTTCCATTATAGATTTATCATTGTGCATTATTAATATGATGTCAGACCATTCTACAAATTTATTTAAATATGGTATAGTTTCATTTGTGGTAACTAAAGGATCGTATGTTGATACTTTATAATTTTCATAAATTAATTTATCATATAAAAAGTAACCAGCAGATTCTGTAACAACAGTGGTTTTTGGTTTAAAAGATAAACCATATATCCCTATTTTTTTATCTTTATATTCCGATACTTTATTGTATAAAAGATTAAATTGATTTTCATTTATTTTTTGGGTTGCCTTAATGTGAACCGCATCTAAACCTAAATTTTCGGACATTTTAATAAATGCCCAAGTATCTCTTGGAAAACAAGTGCCCCCAAATGGTAATCCACTCTTTATGTAATAGGGGGAAATTCTTCTATCGTAACCAAGAGCTTTGGTTATATTATTTGGATTACAATTAAATTTATCCGAAATATTACCGATAAAATTAGCGAAACTAATTTTCATCGTAATGTAAGCGTTCAAACTTACCTTAGTTATCTCACTTTCAATCAAAGACATTCTAACAACAGGTGCGTTGTTTTTAATTATTTTGGAGTATATTGTTTCGGCAACATCGCCATATTTTTCATTACTTTCACCCATTATTAATAAATCAGGATTCTCAAAATCTTTAATAACAGAACCTAAAGCAACCAAATCAGGTATATAAACAAAACCAAAATCTTCGTTAAGTTTTTTATTTGTTTCAGATTCAATTTTGTTGATTAAATCAAGATGGGTTCCAGGCATAACTGTAGAACTCAATATGATTAAGAAATCACTTTTATTTGTTTTTTTTATTTTTTTACACAATTCTGTAATTGCTTCGTAAATGTACTTATTTGAAAAGTCCCCGTTTTCCGTTGATGGGGTGTTAACCAAAATTATAAAAACATCAGTTTCATTAACAACATTATCAAATGTCGTGTTTAGATCTATATTTTCATAACCACCATTAAGATATTCGTTTAATTGAGGTTCAAAAAAAGGAATTTTTTTAGCTTTAAGTAGGTTTATTTTATCTTGGTCAATATCAATACCAATTATTTTTTGATTGTTGTTTGCAAAAGTAACAAGTAGTGGGAGACCTAATTTACCTAAACCCACTAATGAAATTTTATCAATATTCATAAATTATTTTTAGTGTCTTTATAATTGTCATCATATCATCCATCTCCCCAATCGTGATTCTTACACAATTTTCTAAACCTATGAAATTTGACCTATCTCTAATAAGTATGTCTTTTTCCATAAGTCTGTTAATTAGAAATGAACTATCTTTAACTCTAATTAAAACAAAATTAGACATAGACTCAATAAACTCAATATTTAATTTTTTTAATTCATTTACAAAAAATTCTTTATTCTTATTAACTTGATTTACTCTTTCTTTAATATATTGAATATTGTTTAATGCCGTTACTCCTAAGGTTTGGGCAAATGAATTGACTTCTTTTGTGTTTTTTATTTTATCAATTTGGTCAATATTAGTTTCATTTGTGCAGATATAACCTAATCGTATTGATGCTAATGAAAATGCTTTAGAAAATGTTCTTGTCACTATGATATTATCAAAATCATTAGTTAAATCCACACAAGTCTTATCTGAAAACTCATAGTAAGCTTCATCTATTATAAACAACTTACTTGGGTAGAGTTTTAATAATTCTTTAATAACTTCGGGTTCAATTATCTTACCTGTTGGGTTATTAGGGTTTGTAATGTACACAACATCATTATCATTAATATCCTCAAAATTATATGTGTGATTACCGAATGGATCATTAATGTGAGAATAGTTTAAATTATTTGAATACAGTTGGATATAGCTTTCAACCTGATTGTAATTTGGGTAATACATTAACACTTTTGTTTCAGGATTTAAAAATGTTGCAAAAATATAATGTAATGCGGAGTCAGATCCATTAAATGTTTGAATTTTGTTTTTGTTAATCCCGCAATAATTTTCTAATGCAATTAGTAACTCATCATTATTAATGTTTGGGTATTCGCTCAGGTTAACATTAAACACAGATCTTCTTAGTTTTAATAAGTAGCCCTCATCAAATGTTAAATTACATTCATTCCAGTCTAATTTTTTTGTATCGATATTTTGAGACCTTTTTGACGGCGTATAATGTTTAATTTTAAGTAAATTTCTATTAGTTTCCATTATTTTATTTCAGTTATTACACATCTTATTTTACCTGTTGATGGATCTCTTGGTATTTCACTAACAACCTCAACAACTAAAGGGACATTACCAATTCTTTGGGTAACTTCGTTCTTAAGTTTAACTAAAGAATTATCATCAAATCCCTCATTAATAACAATACTTAATTTTGTTGATTTATCAATTTTTTGATAAAACTGAAACATTTTTATTTCTTTAATTTTAGACATTACAGTGTAAAAATTAACAGAAGGTATTTTAGAATTACTCTCAGAAACTATCATATCATCAACCCTACCATCAATCTCTTCAATAATTAATGGTGATGAAAAGTTATAATTCGGAGCCTCCATTAATTTTACAACATCATTAGTTTTATATCTAATGAATGGCATAACACGATTCATAAATGAGGTTCCGATTATTGTATTATTTTCATCGTATTCTGTGAAAGAATATGTTAAACTCTCGTGATAATTTTCACTAAAAGATGATTGGTAAGCAAAAGAAACCTTTTCAACTTGACCATAGTGCATTTTTAAATCAAAACCAAAGACACTTTTTATTTTTTCTGACCACATAGGGAGACATTTTTCAGATGCACCATGAATAGATTTCACCCTATCTAATCTCAAATTGTTTGTTTCTAATAAACAAGATAACCAATAAGCGGTTGATGGGTAAGTAATAATTGTTTTGGTTTTTGATTGATTAATGATTTTTACGTAATCGTAAATAGTTTCATCGTTTAAATGAAATGCTGACAAATAAATCCTTTTTAATTCATAATCTTTCACAACTAAATTATTTTTATCTTTAGGTGAATGTCTTCTAATCCAAACCGACCATTCACCATATAGATCACTACCATGTGATTTAAAACTATGTGAAATATATGCGGCCTCTTTTTTAAACATCGAATCTTCTCCGTAAAATTCTAATCTTTTACCGGTAGATCCTGAGGTTTTGAATAATATTTTTTTACCGTTAAAATTTTTTGATATCAAATCATCAAAATTATCCATAATAACTGTCTTAGTTAAGTATGGTAATTTTTTCATGTCATCAAATGATTGGATGTTTGGGTTAAACTCATGCTCAGCAAATAATTTACCGTAGTATGGTACATTTTTTTGTGAGTCAATCAAAACATTTTTAAGTTTATCTAATTGATATTGTCTCGTCCTGTCGTAACCCCAAAGATCAACCTCATCTAAAAAGTTAGATGTGTCATTATAAGTTTCACCATATCTTTTATTAAATGGGATTAAATTATAATAAATCTTTTTAATAAAATTAGGTTGTTTTTTTATTATTCTACTTACCACCCCCATTGAAAAAATCCTCAGAATTTATTCCTTTATCGTCAATAAAAAAATCTGAGTTAAACTTTACTCCGGTTCTTAACTCATGAAATTTTAACCCAAAGTCAACAAGTTGGTTATATGTTTGTTCATACCAATTTTTTTTAGATACACAACCCCTTGCGGTCTCAACAATAATGTAATGACCGTCATTGTATAGATCGTTAACTTTATTTATTCTATCTGTAAATGGTTTTGCGTTTAAGTAGTCCCAATTACCCTCACTATTTTTTTTAGTATCACATAGTGTGTTATCTAAATCAAAAACGTATCTCATATTAATTCTCTATCTTCATTTTTTATAACCCCACCTAAAACATCTGAATGCCTCTCAACTATAATTCTTGAGTTTCTATGATGTGCATTATTATGTATGGTTTGATTCTTTTGTCTACCAGTCCCCCAACTTGGTTCTGAATCATAATCAATCCAATATAAACCACTAACCTTTCCTAATTCTTTATAAGCCCTATATGATATGTCGTGATCATCATATGAATTAGGTGCCAAATACTCATCAAAAAAATTTAACTTTGTTAAATCTTTATAATTATACATTAAAGGCCCTCTGTTAGCAATTTCTCTGACCGCAAATTTATCTCTCGGATACCCAAGTCTTCTATCTGCGGATCCTGTTGTAATGACCGTATTACCTTGGACCTGGTTATTATGTGCGGTTTGAGATGTTACGGCAAAAACATCTGTAAATGTTAAAAATGGTTTTAACATTCTTTTATCGAAATCTTTTTCTTTAATGATCATGTCATCTTGAATTAAGATTACGTAGTCGGATGTCACTTCTTTTAACCCCTCATTATTGGCTTTAGTCTCAAAAACATCGTCAGTGTAAATATATTTAACATTAATATTAATATCCTTTAACACTTGTTTTACAATTCCTTCAGTATTATCAACACAACCATCAAATACAACTATAATTTCTTTAGTCAATTCTGATATATTATTTATAATACCATAACAAACGGATTCTATCATATCCTGTTTATTATGTGTGGTTAAAAGACAGGTAATTGTATTATCCATGTTTAATTTTTTTAAATACTCGATTATGACCAACACAAATTAATTCTATAAATTGTTCGTTATTTTCTAAATTATCTTTAATTGCATTACACACATCTATATGTCCTTTAAATTTATCATCACTTAAATTTTTAAAACAAGATGAATCGTCAAAAACAACGTATGTTCCTAGTTTACTAACATCATACATCAACTTTATGTCTGAAACAACACAATCATAATCATGACCTCCGTCTATATAGATTAAATCAAATTCCCCCAATTCTCTAACTTTGTTTTTAATTAGTTCATCAGTTGATAACCCATTGATAATATTTGTATTGATATCAAATTCTAAATTAAAATGATTAAACAGATCAATAATAGTTTTACCATAATTAGTCACTTCATAATTAGAAAATTTATCACCTGAATTATCTAAAGGTGTTACCCCAACATATTTAACTGATTTTTCATAGTTATCTGATAATAATTTAACTAAACTTAAAACTTGTCCTTTATACACCCCAATTTCTAAAAAATTAAAATTATTGGGTAATTCTTTAACTAATTCGCGCCAAATAACGTGAAAAGGTTTTTCCCCAAAACCTAAATTATTATGTTCAATATGGGATCTATGATTTATTAAAATAGGATCGTTATTATATTCATTTAAAAAAATATCATAAGTTTCATTTAAATTATTTTTTTCGTATTTGTTAAATATATTATTCATATTATAAAATTTGGATTTCTATGATGTAAAAACAACTGAGGTGTTGTTCTAAGTCCACATTTATTTCCCCATTCAGACGGGTCAATTTCTAATTTAATGTTGTATTTAGAACACATTAATGACAGAATACTTTGATCGTGTCTATGATCTTTAAATGATGGATAATTTATGCCAGTTATATTTGGTAAGTCAGTTATAATATTTTCATTTTCTGACCATTTAAGTAATTCTTCAACAAAGTTAATTGTATTTGGTGTTTTTTTATAAATTTGGTAAGACGCATTTACATGAGGATCATTAATTGTTTTTTCATTATCAAGTCCCATAAGCACAAAAGAATCCTTTTTTGTCCAGTCCATGTTTTTAGGTGGATTTCCGTCAGACATACCATCTCGATTATCAAAAAAAATCATATCAGTATTTCCATCTAATTTATCATATAAAAAAGAAGGATCCTCTAAAAAAATATTACCAGCATCAACATAAAATAATATATCACCCATTTTTATTTCAGATAACACTTTGTAAATAAAATATGGTTTCCATAACCAATAACCAGCACCTCTTTTTTGGTTTAAAATGTGTTCATTTTTTAATTTAAAGTTTTGATCTATGTCGTCAAAATTGAATGAGTGGATTTCACAAAAAAAATTTTTAGAACTTTTAATTAAAGATGAGGTTGCGTTTTTATAATTTTCTGTGCCAAATATTACCAAATGTTTCATTACAAATAAAAATTATTTGATTTACGTTTAAGATATATATTTCTATCGATATTATCGAATTTACTATTATCAAAATGAACAAAATCTCTTTGCCCAAATCCTGCATCTGGGTGTTCATGTTTAATGATAATCTGATCAGAATACGTTTGTTTTTTCAATAGATTCGCAACATCCATAAATTCATTATCAGCCCATAGTGAGGTATAATCTGGATGGTAAATGTAATCAAATCTCTCATAATATTTTCTACCTAAAATGCATAAAGTGTTTAACTTATCTTTTTGGTGTCCGTCGTTGAACCATAAAACTCCATCCGTATCGGGGTATAACTCAATCATTTTATTTCTAATTATGTCGTCATATCCCATAACTTTTGGGATCATGTCGTCGGAGGCTAATAAAATAATATCTGAATCACCTATAATAAGATCTCTATTTACCGCATGGATTTTATTTTTACTTACACCTAAAGTGTATTTTAAATTTTTATACTCGGTTAATTTTGATAAAACAATTTCATTATTCATGGTTTCATCATCACTATCTATTGTAATTTGAAACTCCATGTTATCTTTGTTAGATGCTAATTGATAGTATACATCTAAAACTTGAAAGAATTTATCTTTTCTACCTCTTGTTGGAAATTTGATTAATATTTTCATACTAGTGTCTTACATTATAATATATTTCAGGTGCAATTACCCAATTATCTGTTAAATTTTTTAATTTCATTAATAAATCAAAATCTTCACCATCTCTATTACAGTCAAAAAATAAATTATCAAATTTATTTTTATAACAAAAAGATATACCTACACTACCAAAAATCAAGTCGCTCGATCCTAATGGTGGCAACACTCTACCATTTTCGTAAATCATTCTATAAACCACAAAATCTTTGTCATAGTAATCCTTAAAAAGAGTTTCCACATACTTTGGATGTATTGTATCATCATCATCTAAAAAACCAATCCACTCAGTTTTACATTTCTCAATTCCAAAATTTCGAACAATGCCCGATTGACCGTTGTTAGGCCCAAACAATCCTGACTTTTCTATTTTAAAACAATGTATTCTTGAATCATCAAAAACAGGACCATCAACACCATCATATACAATTATACACTCCCAATTAGGATTTGTTTGATCCAACAACGAATTAATACTTTCCCCAAGTGTAGGTCGATTTACTGAGGGTATTATAAATGTAATTTTTTCTGCCATTTAATATTATTTAAAAAGTTTATCGTAATTTTTTTTTACAAAAGGAGTAAAAACATTAGTGTAATCGTTTGCCTCACCTTTTGCATTTACATCTGATTTCCCCCTTGTTTTACTTTCGTAGTGGTAAGCAACTAAAGATCCGTCATAATAATTATTAAAACCATTTAATCTTACTGCTAGATTTAATTCAACATCTTCAAAACAAGTTGTATAATTTTCATTATATCCACCTATTTTATCAAATACTTTTTTTCTGATCATCATTAGTGCCGCTGTATTTCCCATAATTTCTTTAACTGTTGTTGTATAGGTATAATAACACCCTAATGATGCGTGAGTTAAACTAACTTGTTCATTATTAGGGTTTTTTACAAAAACTACTCCGTCATGTTGAATTGTGTTGTCTTCAAAATGTAATCTACAACCTACGGTTCCTGACTTTGGTTTTTCTTTAAATATCTTTAACATCCCATAAATAACGTTATTTAAAATCTTAATATCATTATTACAAAATAGTAAAAATTCATGGTTATCTGTGACATGGTTTTTTACAACATCATTATTAATTTTGGCAAAATTATAATAGTCGTATTCAATAAAATTAATAAAACCTAAATTTAGTATGTTATTTTGAATCCACTCTTTTTCGGCATCTGTTGAACCTGTGTCGGCAATGAAAATTTCAAAATAATCTTGATTACAATGATCGTAAAAAGATTTCACACATTCATATAACATATTAATATTTCCTTTTGTCGGAATAATCACAGCAACTTTACCCACGTTTTTAAGTGGTTTTTCTTTAATTTCAGGGTATTCCACTTTAAAAGGTTTTAAATCTAATGGTAGTTTAGATCCCCATTTTTGAACGAACTTATCTTTGCTCTCCCAAAATTCGTCATTTGGTTTACCAATAGATTCGTGAGTTATTTCAAAAGAAGAAGTAACTCCCAATTTAACACCGTCTACATAATTTGGAACACAAAATCCATGATCGTAAAAATGGAACTTACCAATTGTTTCATCAAAGTGGTGTTTAATTTTTGTCTTATCAAAAGAAATAAATAACCCATCAATTGTTACAACAGGAATTAAATATGGTAGTTTAACCGAATATCTATTAATCCATTTTTTTTGACCTTCAGGGTGGTGATAAACTTGACCAACCATTGTTTGATGCATCTTTTCCCAATATACTCCTGACTCAGGAAAATAACAAGAACCTGCCTTTCCAATTACAGCAAACTCGGGGTTATTAGAAAAATCTTCTAAAAGTTTTTTACCCCAATTTTTTTCTAACTTTATATCATTATGACAACAAACAACAATATCATAAATCGATTCTGTAATTCCGCTATTATAAACTTGCGCCAAAGAATATTGATTGTAATTAACATATTCTAATATTTGAATATCTTTTACGCCAACGGTTTGTAACAAATGTTGTTTGAACTTGTTATTGTAATTTTGATCTTTATGTGTTGAATATATTATTGTTATCATAAGTTATGTTTGTTAAAATAATCTTTTGCTCTTTGTTCGTCTTCATCATACATTGATCTATTATTCATTGCTGAATGACCATGACTAACTTCTGAAAAATAAGCATGAGTTGAAGATTTATAAATGTTGTAGTTTTTATATTTGTAACCTTTATCAACCATTTGTCTAAACCATAAATCCCCTATATCAAGTCCATAATAACCACCAAAAGGAACTACATCACCATTTGGAATCGCTTCTTTTTTATAATCATCAATATTAATTAATGCACACCATTCATTGACTCTACATTCCGGCATTGGAAATGGTTTTTCTTTATTAATAAATGGTTTACCAATAGTTGAGGTTCTAGTTGTTGGGTATTTATCAATTAAATTAATAATTTCATTATAAGGTAATTGTTTTTCACAATTTGATTCTAATAAATGTGAATCACAAATATTTTCGAACTTTAAAGGACAATTCCAGCATTGACCAATATTCCCAATGGTAAAACTATCACCAATCTCGGATAACAATTCAGATACAATATCACCAGTAAATAACACATCGTTATGAATAATAAGAAGATGTTTTTTGTCAGTATTTTCTAAACCATACTGATATCTTAAAGATAATCTATAATCTTGATCGACAATAGACCTATGGGTGTCACTTCTATTAGTCCAAAGGTAATGTTGGGGAATAAATTTAATTAGTTTATCATATTTTAAATTTTCCTCGATTATTTTATAATCATAATCAATCGGTTGTTCCCGTTCTTCGATAAAATAAATTTTATCAATCAAATGACCCGAATGATTAAGTAATGTTTTTAAGGTAATTAAAGTTTGATAAGGTTTACCAAAAACATTTATACATACATCAATTTTTGTTATAAAATTGTTTTTAATTGATTTATATTCCGTTAAATTAAAATTTAAATTATACTTTTCCATTAAAAAGTTTAATTCTTCTTGTGGTTCCTTACTAAACCTATTTTTATAATTAGAACCAACTGGTTTTGTGTGTTCAATTTCAACATCATCAATAATTGCAATTTTATCTTCAGGATAATTTAAAATTTTTGGCCACAACAAATCTAAACCCCAACCTGATTCGGAATAATCAAAAGTATTGAGTAAAGACAATAAACAATCTTTACTCATCAATGGACACATAATTTCAACAAAATTTGTATATCTTAAAATATTATCACTTTTTTTGTTTGTAATACTATGAGATGTATGACCATATACTGATGGTTGAGATAAATATAAACTATACTTCTTGTGTAAATCAAAAAGTTTATTTATTGATTGTGAATCTATATTTAGATCATCATCAGGAAACCAAAATAGGTCGTAATTCTTTAAAAATTCACGATTATCATTTAAAAAAGTTTTTATTATTTTCCATTTTTCACCTATGACTTTAAAAGAATTAAACCCTTTGTTTTTTAGTTCAACATGGAAATCGTTATCTTCATAACACAAAAATATAATGTCAAAATTATCATTTGGTCCTAACCAATTAAAATATAATGATTCTTTACCTGTTGGAGTTATAATTAAATTTTTTTTCATTTTTAAATACCTGTTGATCCAAATCCGTTATCGTTTCTATCTTTATTTCCCAAATCATTTTTTTCTATTAATTTGACCCACTTTCCTGAAACTACAGGACAAAGAACGGCTTGTGCGATTTTTTGACCTTTTTCTATTTTTACTTTTTCTCTTGTGGTATTAAATAAAATAATTTTTATTTCACCTAAATAACCTTGATCTACCGTGCCAGGTGAATTTAATACCATAAGACCTTGTTTTAAAGCCAAACCACTTTTAGATCTTACTTGAATTTCATAACCTTCTGGTATGTCAAAATGTAATCCTGTTGATACTAATTGTCTATCGAGGGAATGTATCCATACGTCTTCAGTTGAATATAGATCAAACCCTGAATCGCTAATATATACGTATTTTGGATCTACCGCGTTTTCTTTTGTTTTCTTATATGAAAGATCAATAGTTGGTATATATTCTTGAATCTCTTTTTCTAATTCAGGTATATCTAACCCTAATGTTTCCATAATGGCGTTATAATCAACATCATTATTTTCATCATCTAATGAATCCAAAAATTTTAACATGTCTTGCATTTCTTTTTCAGAAACATCATTAAAATTACTCATTACTTTAAACTTTTTAATTTCATTATCGCATCTATTAACACATTTACATCTTTTTCACAGTAGTCTGATATTTCTTTTAATCTATTGTGATTCCAATATGCTTCGTGAACCATACCACCATTTACTTCACCATCTTTTGGTGTTGGAATATCTAAACACGCACACATCAAATCTAAAGAACCAATTGCGGTATATGCTCCGTATTGCCAAATTTCTTTTGTGTCAATTGCTTTAACTTCCCAAGGTTTTGTATCGTATGATGGTAA